TGATCCGCGTCATCGCAGACAACGGGCAGCTCTGGCTGTTCGGGTCTGACACGTCAGAGCCATGGAGCGATTCGGGAGCGCAGGACTTCCCGTTCGCCCGGGTCGGAGCAGCGGCGATTGAATGGGGGCTTGCGGCGCGCTGGTCGCTGTGCAAGTTCATGGACTCGCTAATCTTCCTGCGCAAGAACCGGCTTGGTGCAGTACAGGTTTGCACGCTGTCCGGCTACACGGCTGTGCCAGTTTCCACGCCTGAGATCGACTACATCCTGGCGCAGTACTCTTCGGTGTCGAATGCCACTGGTTTTGCCTACATGGTGAGTGGGCATCCGTTCTACCAAATCAATTTCCCCTCGGCAAACGAATCGTGGGTCTATGACGGCCTCACGAAGGAATGGCACAGGGCAGAGTCTGGCGGCGGCAGGCATCGGGCAGAGATCCAGATCAACTTCCTTGACCGCTCGTATGTCACCGACTATGCGAACGGCAAGCTATACCGTTTCCAGGATGGCGTCTATACCGATGACGGGCAGACGATTGCGCGGGAGTTGATCTCGCGTCATCAGTCAACGGGCGAGTACACGTTCTTGCACAAGCTGTGGATCGAGATGGAGGCCGGCGTCGGCCTGCTGACCGGCCAAGGCTCCGATCCGAAGCTGATGATGCAGTACAGCAAGGACGGCGGCCACACCTGGTCGAATGAAGTGTGGGTGAGTTTCGGCAAAGTTGGTCAGTACACCTATCGAGCCCTGTTTCTTCGCTTGGGACGCGGCCGGGATTGGGTCTTCAAATTCAGAATCACTGACCCGGTGAAAACTGTGTTCGTCGGTGCATGGGGTGAGTTCTCGTGAGCGCATCCTATGACATGCCGGATGGCGCGCCCCTTGATGAAGGAGGCAATTGGAAGACTGCTTGGCTTCAGTGGCTGGCTCGCACGCATCGTGCAGTGAGTGCTGCGCAGCAGTCTGGCCCCACTGCGGACAGACCAACGACCGTGCTGTGGATTGGCAGAACCTACTTCGACACAACGATCAACAAGCCGATTTGGGTGAAGTCTGTTCCCGCCAAGCCAACGCCGGCCATCTGGGTCGATGCCACTGGAGCAGTCGTATGACCGCGCTGATGGTGGTGAAGGACGGCGAAGTTGTGTTCAATGTGCCGGACAAGTCGCCTGCTGCAATACGCGCCCAGATTCGAGCATGGACGAAGAGTTTGCTGAGTCTGCCTCCTGGAGAGCAGCGGGAGTTTGAAGTGCAGCACACCCTGATAGATGGCGTTTACACCCGCACCTTGTTCATTCCCAAAGACTCGGTGCTGGTCGGCAAGATCCATCTCAAGGAATGCGTGAACATCGTTGCGAAGGGGGATATCTCTGTGCTCACCGAAACGGGCATGGGGCGCTTCAAGGCCGGCCACGTTGCGGTGTCAGGCCCGGGGATTCAAAAGGTGGGCTATGCCCACGAGGATACGGTTTTCATCAATGTCTTCCGGACTGAGTTGACCGACATCGACAAGATCGAGGCAGAGATTGCCACCACTGAATACGCGGAGGATTTGATATGTCAGTAGCATGGGTGGGCGCCGGCATTGCCGCGGTCGGCACGATCTCTCAGATGGATGCCGCGAAGGGCGCTGCATCGGCGCAGTCGGGTTCGTCCGACCAAGCCAACATGATGCAGATGATCCAGCAGATGCAACTGCGCGAGGATCTGAAGCCGTGGACTTCGGCGGGCGCTGCGGCACAGTCTCGCCTGAATCAGTACCTGGGCATCGGCGGCGTTGGTTCCAGTGGTATGACATCCCTTGGGCTGGCTACTGGCCTGACGCCCGATCAGGTCCGCCAACAACTGCTGAGCCGATTCACCAAACAGGCGGCGCCAGGAACTGCCGCCCCGACATATGCCAATGGCGCAGATGCAATCAATGCACTTGGCGCTGCTGGCGCATCCTCGTATTTCCAGAATCAGGCTGGACAAAACAGCCTTGCTTCGCTTTGGGGCGGTCAGCCCTCTGGCTCGGGCTCTTGGGTGCGTGGCAACGGCGATGCGAATGATGGCGTGCACAGCGATGTTTGGGCGCCAAAATCGAATCAACCCCAAGGCCCAGGCTCTACCGTAGATGAAGAGGGCTTGGCGGCTGCGATCAAGCAGTATTACGACGAGCAGAACGCCCAAAACGCCACGGCTGAAGCGAATCCTCTCTATGGCTCCCTCCTGCGCCCATATCGCAACGGCGAGGAATTCAGCTTCACTGGCAAGGATCTGCTCACGGATCCGGGGTACAAGTTCGGCCTCGATCAGGGAACGCAAGGCATCGAGCGCGGCCAGGCTGCCCGCGGCAACTTCCTGTCTGGCGGCGCCATGAAGGAGCTGACGCGGTACAACGAAGACTATGCCGGCACGAAATACGATCAGGGCTTCAATCGTGCGCTGAGCACCTGGAACACCAACCTCGGCGCATACAACCAGAACCGGAACTCGATCTACAGCTTCCTGACGGGGCAATCGCAGATCGGCCAGAACTCCGCATTGCAGGTCGGCTCCGCAGGCAACCAGGCAGCGACGACCATGGGCAACAACCTCATGTCTGGCGCGAATGCGACGGCTGCCGGAGATGTTGCGTCGAGCAATGCGCTTGTGTCTGGCGCGAATTCACTGGTCAACGCTTACCGCACGAACAACCCGACCACGGCTTCCGGCTGGAATTCTCTGCTGACGAACAACGGAGGCGGTTACAGCGGCTATACCGGATATGTTGGGGGCAATGACCCGATTGCCAACCTGAACACCTCGCGCGGATGGACGAACTGATATGGCTCTCGACCCCAGCATCATCCTGAACATCGGCAAGGGCGTAACTCCGCTCTTGTCGCCGAACGAGATCCAAGACCAGCAGATGCAGCGCGAGGTGAACTCGCTGCAGCTGGCAAAGCTGCGCCAGGGCATGACTGATGAAGCTGAGCAGCGCCGCATCGCCCAGAGCACGAAGCCCGAGGAACTTGCGGGCGCCTACTACAAGGCCGGTCTTGTCCCCCAAGCGCAATCCGCCCTGAAGTTCCAGACAGAGCAGAAGAAGTCACAAATGGAGGCCATGAAGCTGCAGGTTGAGCAGCATCTCAAGAACTACGAGCTTGCCGGGCAGATCATGAACGGTGTGAACGATCAGGCATCTTGGGATCGGGCGCGTGCAGATACTGCGAGAGTCTTCGGTGCCGAGGCGGCAGCGCAAATGCCTTCGCAGTATGACCCGGCTCTGGTTGCGGAGAGGCGATCCCAGGCAATGACTGTCAAGCAGCAGCTTGAGCAGAAGTGGAAGGAAATGGAGTACTCCACGCCGAACGCGAACGCAGTGCTGCAGGCCCAGACTTCCCGGGCCAACAACGCCGACACTGTTGCAGCGACGACGCGCGGCCAGGATATCAGAGCGGCCACGGCCAAGGCCGCGGCGGATGAGAAGAAGGCGCCTAAACCTATTCCGGCCGCGGCCCTCAAGATGCAACAAGAGTCCTTGGATGCTATCGGCACGGCCGCAAGCATCAATGCTGACCTGGATGCGGTGAGCAAACAGATTGCAGACGGCAAGCTGAGTTTCGGTGTGGCATCCAATGCCATCAACTCGGCCCGAAATGCTCTCGGTGTAAGCAGCGAGGAAAGCCGGAACTTCGCCTCCTTCAAGACAAACTTGGAGAAGCTGCGCAATGACTCGCTGCGGCTGAACAAGGGCGTTCAGACTGATGGAGATGCACAGCGTGCTTGGAATGAACTGTTCCAGAACATCAACGATACGGAACTTGTCAAGCAGCGCCTCGGCGAGATCATGCGCCTGAACGAACGCGCCGTCCAACTTCGCAAGATGGACATCGACAACATCCGCATGAACTACGGGCATGAGCCGATGGACACAACCGCCTATGCCAATCAGCCAGCCAGCCTGAACAATGGGCAAAAGGGCGCGCCGGCCCCGGATCTTGGCGCGATGGAAGCCGAACTTCGCCGCAGGGGTCTTCTGAAATGAGCGATCTTTCCAAGCTGAGTGATGCTGACCTTCTCGCGGCCTACAAGGCTGCCAAGTCGGCGCCTGCAGCTTCGCCTTTCGATGCGGCGCTGGCTGCTGAGGGTGTGTCCGGCCCTGTGGCTGACCTGGCCCGCAGCATCTACATGCAGGAGTCTGGCGGCGGGAAGAACACCAGGACTTCGAATGCCGGCGCGGTTGGTGGCATGCAGATCCTTCCCAGCACCTTCGCGGGCGTTGCCGACAAGGATTGGGACATCAATGACCCGACGCAAAACGCCCGAGCTGGCATTCGCTACCTCAAGCAAGGCTATGACGCAGCCGCAGGAGATCCGGCGCTCGCCGCGGCGTTCTACTACGGCGGCCCTGGTGGACTTGAGAAAGCTCGCCGGGGAGTGGCCGTGTCCGACCCGAGGAATCCGAACGCCCCGAACACCCTGCAGTATGGACAACAGGTAGCCGCGCGCCTGCCGAAGGATAAGGGACTGATTCAGCGCGGTGTCGAGGCCGTCATTCCGTCCGCCAATGCTGCTGAGCCGACCAAGAATCCTCTGGAAGGCATGAGCGATGAGGAATTGCTTGCGGCCTATCAGAAGTTGAAAGGCACTCCCACACAGCCGGCGCCTGTCGAGGCTGCTGCCGCTCCTGAGGGTGGGGGCGCGGCCTTCGGTGTTTATCCGAAGGCGCGGCGCGATGCAAAAAACAATTCGACGGATGCCCTCGGTTCGGCTCTGAAGGGCGTGGCAAGCGGCTTTGCTGATGTCGGCAACACGATCATCAACAGTGGCACGAAGGCGGCGGCAAATGCTATCCCTTCACAGCCGAACATGTTGATCAACCCCGATGTCCAGCGCCCCCAGGCTGGCATCACGAACATCGTTTCGGGCCAGATGCCCATGAGCCCGGCCGAGCAGAGGAATGCTGAGCGCGCACAGGGCCTTAAGGACTTCAACGAGGAGAACAAGGGCGCCATCTTCTCGGGTGGCCGACTGATTGGGAACATCGCAGCAACTTACCCGGTCGGAGGTGCCATTGCTGCGCCTATTCGGGCTGCAGGTGGCTCACTGTCTGCATCTGCTCCAGTCGTTGGCAATGCTCTTACAAAATTCGGCAATGCTATTGCCTCAGGCGGCATGACCGTTGGAGGCGCAGCGCCAACAACGCTCGCTCAAGGCGCCGGCAACGCTCTTCTGCGGCTCGGCGGGGGGGCAATCAATGGCGCTGCCACTGCCGGCATCATCAATCCTGACGACGCAAAGACTGGCGCCCTCTATGGAATGGCAACTCCTGCGGTTGCGATGGCGGTAGCTCCTGTTGGGAGAGCGATTGGAAACCGTATGGCTGCGAGACAGGCAGAACAGGCTGCAGCATATGCGCGCAATGCCCCGCTTACTCAGACACTCCAGGATGGAGTGCAGGCCGGATATGTTGTGCCGCCTTCAAGTGTCAACCCGACCCTTTACAACACAGTGAAAGAGAGCATTAGCGGCAAGATCGCTACCGCTCAAGTCGCATCAGCACGGAATCAGGAAGTGACCGACCGGCTTGTTCGTCGGGCTCTGGGGTTGGCCGAGGATGCTCCTCTCAGCACCGAGGCCCTGCAGGCATATCGCACAGCCCAGGTACAAGCCGGTTACGAGCCGCTGAGACAAATGGGGACAGTGAGGGCAGATCCGCAGTTCAACCAAGATCTGAACACCATCATCCGGAATAACACTGGCCGGGGGACCATCCCTGCAATCGTCAATGATGAAGTGAGAAACCTCGCCAATTCCCATCGCTCGCAAGGGTTTGATGCAGGCGACGCAGTGGATGCAATCCGACAGCTTCGAGAGAACGCTCAGGATGCCTTCCGCACTGGAAACACCGCGTTGGGGCGCACAAATCGAGCGATTGCTGATGCCTATGAAGGGGCTATTGAACGCTCGATCCCAGCAAACAATCCTCAATTGCTGCAGGCATATCGAGATGCGAGGGCGAACATTGCACGTAGCTTCTCTGTTGAGAATGCCTTGAAGGAAGGCACTGGGGCAGTGGACGCTAGAAAGCTGGGGGCAGAACTACAGAAAGATGTGCCGCTTGATGGCGATCTACTGACCGTGGCGCGCTTTGCAAGCGCATTCCCGAAGGCCACACAACCGCCTTCTATGGTTGCTGGTGCAGGTGTGCACAACTTGAAAGCAGGGCTGGCCTCTGCCAGTGCTGGCGCTGGAGCATATGCACTAGGTCCAGTTGGCGCGGTTGCTGGTGCTGCTTATCCATTCCTGGTGCCGCCAGTCATCCGTGCGCAGATGTTCTCTCAACGCGCGCAGAACGCATTGATTCCACAGGCTCCTGCTGTTGGTGGGAATAGGCTGCTGCAGTTTGCACAGCGCCCTGAGGTGCAGCAGCTAATGTACAAGGCTGCGCCTATCGCGGCGACTCAATCGCCGTAGTCGGTGTAGCCGCGGTAGATGCCATAGATGAGCGCTGCCACACCTATGACCACCATCTTCCAAAACATGTAGTCCGTGAAGTTCACGGGCGGATTCTAGGCCACTAGCCACCTCCGGGTGGCTTTTTTCATTTCAGGAGCCTAAATGGCGCAGTTTCTCGCACCCATCATCAACGATCAGCAGGAAGACGCCAATGGCAACCCGCTGTCAGGCGGAAAGATTGAGGTCTACCTGGCTGGCACTTCTACGGCTGCGACGACCTATAACGACAAGGACGGGGCCATTGGGCATCAGAACACCTGGCCAATCGTTCTCAACACCCTTGGTGTGAACAACCAAGGGCCTGTCTGGCTGACTGGTGGGTCTGCCTACAAGTACATCATCAAAGATTCGGCTGGCGTCGTGCAGCGCACGATTGACAACGTCAGCGGCATCAACGACACGACGCAGACGGTTGACCAATGGGTGGTGTTCCAGGGCACTCCAACCTTCGTCAGCGCCACATCCTTCACCGTCCCGGGCGATCAGACTCAGACCTTCGTCTTTGGCACTCGCCTGCGCACTGCAAACACTGGCGGCACCGTCTACGGAACGGTGGTGCGCTCGGTCTTCAGCTCGACGCTCACCACGGTAACGATCCTGACGGATAGCGGGTCGCTCGACTCTGGCCTGTCGGTGGTCTCGACCGCCTTCCTGACGGCGACGAACCCGTCCGTGCCGACGACTCTTGTTCTGGCTCCGTTCCGCAATCGCATCATCAATGGTGCACTGCGGTACGACCAGCGCAACTCAGGGGTGGCACAGGTCATCACGGCCGGCGCAGCGACCTACACGGTAGACCGGATCTATGTCTCGTGCACCGGCGCGAACATCACCTCGACGCGAATCTCTCCTGGCACGCCTTATACGTTCGCTCAGGTGCTATCCGGTGCTGCCTCGGTCACTGCGACGCTCTGGGGGCAGCGCATCGAGTCGTTCAACTGCAGCGACTGGGCCAACAAGCAGATCTATGTTCAGGTTCCGATCTCCGCATCTGGTCCGACTACTGCGACCTGGACCGCATACACGGCTGACGTTGCCGACACTTGGGGCGCCAAGACTGCTATCGCAACTGGCACGCTGTCTCTGTCGGTCGCGTTGGATGTGAAGTACTTCAGCTTTGCGGCTCCTGCAGGTGCAGCACGTGGCATAGCAATCGAAATCACGACTGGTGCCCTTGGGGCTGGGCAGTCGATCACCTACTACGGCGCGATTCAGGCCGAGGCCGACCGAGTGACGCCGTTCGAGGTGGTTGAGGTGGGAGAAGACCGGCGCCGCTGCCAGCGCTACTACCAGACTGGCAATTTCAGTACGGGCGCATACGCAGTCGCTGGCACGGCCGTGCGGAACACCGCGTACCTGCCTGTCTCCATGAGGACGGCACCCAGTCTCACCCCTACATTCGCCTATTCCAACGGCTCGACAGGCGGCCTGGATCAGCCGACCCCGCAGTCCTTCCGCTATGGCTTTGTCATCACAGCCACAGGGCAGGGCGAAGTCAGTGGCTCATTCATCGCTTCGGCGGAGCTGTGATGTACACCCAGCACCCCGATCACATCGAGCTTGGGGCGCTGTGGATCCCCATCGACGAAGAGAACGCCGACTATCTGGCGTTCCTCCAGTGGAAGGCTGCAGGCAACATGCCGCTTGAGCCTCCGCAGCCCACTCATGCCCAACTGGTCGAACTGGCTAAGGCCGCAACACGCATCCAGCGCCAGCCGATCATCACTGTGCTCGATGGACTGCAAAGCACAGCGCTGACCAAGGGCGAGACGACGCGGGCCATTGCCATCGAGACGGCAAAGCAAGGGCTCCGAGACATCACGGACACAGATCTGTCAGCCTGCACGACCTTCGAGGAGATGCGGCTGACGATAAAGGCGGCATACCTCGCGCTTGCGATGGCTTTGCCAGTGGACATACGCAAAGCGTTTTCGGAGGCGATTTCGTGACCTGGCTACTTCTATCCCCCTGGATCCTATGGATGCTTTTCGCGTGCGTGATGCGGCTGAAGCAGGTTCGTGATGCTGGGAAGCTCACTCTCGCCATGAAGGTCTTCGGCTATCCGGCTCTTGCAGTTGGCTTGGTCGTTGACTTCGTGGTGAATGTGGTTTTCGGCACTCTGGTCTTTCTCCAGCCGCCGCGTGAAATGACCCTTTCCCGCAGGCTCTGGAAGCTGAGCAATGGCGAAGAGGGGTGGCGCAAGAACTGGGCGACTTGGATTCGCGTGAATTTGCTCGATGCTGTCGATCCTGAAGGTGTGCATCGTGGCTGAACCCTCCTCCGACCTCAACTTTGCCAAGCTAGGCGCCGGCATCGCAGGGGCATTGACCTCCCTGCGGTTCGTCAAAGGCACATGGCCCGAAAAGACCATCATGGTTTTGGGCGGCTGCGGCTTCTCTTTCTATGCCACCGAGTTGATCGCTGCATGGCTCGCTATTCCGAAGGCTGACGGCCTTGTAGGCTACCTCTGCGGCCTGTTCGGCATGGCGATCATCTCCAAGGTCTACGAGGTGATTCAGATGCTCGATGCAAAGCAAGTAGCGTCCGACGTGTGGGACTGGTTTGCCAGGAAGTGGAGGGCGTGAGATGGACTCCATCAGCATCTTCCTCTTGGTCGCGCTGTCGATCATCGGCACGCTGTCCCACCGCTACGAAGACAACCTGATCCAGCGGATCTCCATGGCGCTCATTGCCTTTGGTGGTAGCGCTTACCTGTTCTGCCAGTGGGACGGTCTGCCCGCATACAACCCTCGCGCCTTGCTGACTGCTGGTTGCGCACTGTTCGGAATTGGCAGTGCGTGGAAGGCGTGGCGCTATTCAAGGAGATGCGATGGAACTCGCTGAGCTCATCAAGACTGCCATCAACCCGGCACTGGCAATCCTGCCAATGGCGATGGACTCGCCAAAGGCCCGGGTGATGCTGCTCACGACAACGCAGCAAGAAGACTTCAAGCAGGCACGCCGGCAATCGGGCAATGGCCCAGCTCGTGGGCTGTGGCAATTCGAGCGCGGTGGGGGCGTGAAGGGCGTTTTCACGCATCCAGCATCCACTGGCCATCTGCACAACCTTTGCCAAGTACGCAATGTGCCATTCGACATCCCGACCATCTGGGCGGCACTCGAAACGGATGATGTGCTGGCTGCTGGCTGCGCTCGGCTGCTGTACTACACCGACCCTGCGCCGCTTCCGGCTGTAGACGATGCAGAGGGCTCGTGGAAGCTCTACCTGCGCACCTGGAGGCCAGGAAAGCCGAAGCCTGATACGTGGCCTGGCTATCACCAGCAGGCCCGGGCGGCACTGGGGCTGAAATGAACCCCTACATCCTGCTCGCCCTGGTAATCGGCTGGGGCGCTTCTGTCGCTGGGGCCGGCTGGTACGGCATAGGTCTCGGCGAAGACAAGATCATTGCCAAGCAGGCCAGCGACGAGAAGATCCGCCAGCAGACCTTCGACGACGCTCAGCGCGGCGCCGCGGCAGCCATTGCGGCAAACAAGCCCATCAACAACACCATCGTCCAGAAGGTGCAGCATGAAATTCGCACTGAGCGCGTTTACTCTGACTGCCGCGTTCCTGCTTCAGGGATGCAGCTCGCCAATGAGGCAATCACCGGCAAGCCAGCCCAGCCCGCTGGTGATGGCAGCCTGCCCGGCACCGACGCCACTAAACGATGACTCCATGGGCGCTCTGCTTGCGAAGGTAGTGGAGCAGGGGAATGCCTATCGGGAATGCCGTGAAGCCGCCCTAGCAGGACAGCCGGTCCCGAAGGCGGATTACTCGCTGACTCAGCAAAACAAGCGGTAGGAATGCATGCGTAAGTGGTTGATTTCATTAGATCGTGACGTATCGTTTTCGAGGTATCTCTAGGACCCTGAAATTCGACGTTTCTTCAATGAAATCAAATACTTAGTGTTGTTCTCGTGATATTCTCAGGCATGACTTCCGCTTCCCCGGTGCCCGCGGGCGCCGCGCCTCTCGATCTCAAGCGTATTTCGGCGATCTCGCTGGACCTCGACGACACCCTCTGGCCGATCTGGCCCAC